AACATTAGGTTTTCAAGGGCTTATTTTTTCCGTCGAAAACAATCCGCATACAAATGCATACAAACGCCGCGGTACCTCCATGCCCGATTCACACGAGTTCGCGCTCGCGGAGGGCTCCGATCGCGTCGGCCACGTCGTCCAATCGTTCCGGCCAGAGCGCCGTGTAGGTGTTCAATGTGATGCTGGGAGAGGAGTGGCCGAGCTGCATCTGCAGGGTCTTCACGTCCGCGCCCTGGGCGATCGCGAAGCTCGCGTATGTGTGGCGCAGACTGTGTATGGTCACGCCCGCGTCCTCCATGCCGGCCGCTTTGACGGCCTTGTTCCATATCCTTGTCCGCCACGTGTTCGTCCAGACGTTCCCGCCACGGGTGGCACGGAACAGCCAGTCGTCATCACCCATGCCATCCATCTGCGCCTTGATCTGCGGCATGAGGAACCGTGGTATCGCGATGTTGCGGGCCTTGCCGTTCTTCGGGGTGCCGAGCATGCTGCCGCCGTGCCCGTCGTCAGTCCATGTGCGGCCTATCCTGGCGCGCCGCCTGTCCACGTCCACGTCACCGACCTTGAGGGCAAGCGATTCGCCTATGCGGCATCCCGTATAGGCCTGCCATCTGACCAGCAGACCGTCCACCGGCTTCCCGATCTTCTCCGCCTCGTCCGCGAGCAACTCGACCTCGCGGACCGAGAGGAACACCATGTCATCGTCGGAGACGATCTTCGGCACGGTGACCCTGTCCACAGGATTCTCACCGATCCACCCGTTCGAGACGGCGTAGTCAAAGATGCCCTTGAGGACGACTTTCATGATATTGTGGATGCTTCTCGCGCTCAGCGGCTTCGAATCACGTCCGTCCGGCAACGCGGCCGGATAACCACCGTCCATGAGCTGGCCGACCCACTCCTGCAGCATGTCAGGGCGCAGCTCCCGCAACGTCATGCCACCCCATTTGGGCAGGATGTACAGGCGCAGCTCCCTCGCATACCGGCCTGCGGTGCCGGGTTTCAGATCAACCTTCGACGCGAGCCATTCGCCGGCCACATCATCCAGGACACGAAGCTCCTGACGAGGATCGCGGTAGCGTCCCCGCCTGATGTCGTCCTCCATGGCCGCGGCATATTCCTGCGCTTCGGCGAGCCTGGCGAACTGCTTCACCCTCTGCACACGTCTACCATCCTTGACGATGGTCCAATGACAACGCCAGCGCATCCCGACTCCATAACGGCTTTTACGCCACTTCTCAGGCACATTGGCCTTCATCGGATCGCGTGAGTTAGCCAAAGAGCGTTTGGCCGCGCGACTCGGCGGATTGCCATCATCGTCATTCTTGAGCCACAGATCATCAATGGTCACTTTCATGGCGCTTCTTCCCACATGTTTTTCACCCCGGCGCTCGCGGTATGCGGGTGGCCGGGGTCATTTTTTATAAGGAATCCGAACGGGTATAAGGCTCTATAAGCACGTATAAATATGTGATGAGGTGATCGCGTTATCGTGAACCTGCATCATCGTCCGATGGAAGATCGACGGAGACTTTCACTTGACCATCGCTTTTTTCGATGGTTGCGGAGGTGACTTTCGTCTCGGATCCGAATGGATCGGTGTTCGTCGGCAGTGCCACGGTGCCTAGGATGGTTCCGCTTAGACGGATTACCAGGACGTCTGCCGATGGTTTCACAGTCACCCAGACATGCGATTGGTCCTCGAATTGGTCGAGGATCTCGTCAAGTCCGTCCACCGGTTCGATGGGTACTGTCCTTCCGATGGGCGCGAGCACCTTCTTATGCGGCTTGATATTCGAGAACACGACTTTCGTTGAGGCGTTTGGCCAACTCTGCGGTTTCGGCTCGACGGGCTTTGGCTTTCGTGCTTTCTTCGTTGGAAGCTCCGGCACGTTCTGGCGTGGAAGGCCCATCGGATCGTGAGCTTCCGGCATTTGCAGACGGAGCTGCCATATGTGTCGATCCTTGTCCTTCACCCTGTCCGGGACATGGGCGAGCATCACGGCACCCTCGGGAGGTACCTGACCACAGTGACGCTCCATCTGGTATTTGCTTATATATCCGATTTCCTCGCCGTCGAGAAACACCCAGTACGTGGGGTATCCTGCATACTTGCCCTTCCGTATCCGGTCTTCCATGACATAAACCCAGACCCATGCGTCGTATCCGTATCTTTTCAGGATCCGCTGGTGATCCTCGTCCCCGGAGATCTCCACGCCGCACTCTATGGTCTCGATCACGACGCCATCCGGCTTCGCGTTGACCGCGCTTGGCATCTCGCCGCCGAGATAAATGCTCTTCATGAAGGTGGAATCTTTGCGACGCTTGTCATAGAGCGCTCGCTGTCTCGATTCGTCGATTTCAGATTGCATGAGCGTTCTCGGACTGTACATGGATTCCAGTCGGCGCCAGCATTCGAAAGTCCATCGGGCATCTGACATGGCGCGGTGCTCCTCGGTGGCTTGTATGCCAAGCAGCCGCATGGTCTCCTGCAGGCTTACCGATGGTGCGTTTGGGAACTTCGCCATTGCCAACGACATCGTATCGATGCAGGTCGTGTCAAGACAATCGATGCCGAGTCGTGACGCTTCCTTGTTCAACGCGGAAACGTCATAGCTGATGTTATGGCCGATCAGCGTGAGGTTCGAGATGGCTGCGAGGAATTCGGGGATTACTTGTTCCGCGTTCGGCTGGGACAGCAAGGACTCTTCGGTGATTCCGGTCAAAAGCGTTGCCGACGCCGGCAGATCGCATTCGGGGGAGATGAGTTGCTCCCATTCGCAGGTCGGCACGTTGTTCCTTATCAGGATTGCGCCGATATCGATGACACGTGTCCCGGAAGGGGAATTTATCGTTTCCGTGTCGATGACGACGGCATCGGCGATGGCGGCGTTCATTCTGAACTCGGCGAACGAATCCAGACCGTCATCGCCCGCATGCGATTCTCCGGACAATCCACTTTCCGCAGGTACGGACGATTGTCCCTTGTTCTTCTTCGATACGGCGTAGGCGATGGCCGCAACGGCAACGATGACTATGACCAGCGTCATTCCACTGTCCTTTCTCCATAAGCCGTCGTGACACGAGAAGCCAACAGCGACTTGTAATCCTCCACAACCTGCACCGTCACGCCAAGCTCACACGCGATGAGATAAGAGTTCCCGTCGTACAGTCGTTCGGCGGTCGCATATTCGACGGGGCCCACGAGCCATAACGCGGTCTCCTTGCGGGTGCGCTGTTCCGCTTTTGCTCCGATGATTCCGCATCCAGGGTCATGGTGTCTCGCATGCACGAGCTCATGGCAGAGCGTGCACATCTTCTGATGGTCAAGCAGTCGATTGTCAACGATGACGAGCCGCAACGTATCACAGTACAGTCCACACAACCCGCGACCCAGGCTGCGTTCCTCCACGCGCACGTCCATCGACTCCGCCTCCATCAGAAGCCCGTCATAACTGTCTATCGGCCCTCACCGCCGTTCATCTCGATTTCCTTATTCGGATCCCTGTTGGCGGCCACGTCATAGTCCTCCGGATGCGCGGCGATGCGATCCACCAGGTCATCCGTGACCTGGAACTCGCGCTCGCGGGCGGCGTAGGCTCGTGCGGCATCGCTGCCCAGGGCGCGGGTGAATAGCTCTTTCAGCGTCATCCCGCATACATTGGCAATGCGCTCGCAGTCCGAAATTGTTAGTGGTGCGTCAAAACGAGCTCGAACAAACCAATAATTGCGGCTGAACCCGCATTCCGCTGCGAATTCAGTTGCAGTCATGCCGCTCTTGACTTGTAGTGATTTGCAATACTGCATGATGCTCCGCGCACCAGCGGTCACATCGTTATTGGCTCTTGTTCCCATAGCCCAAAGATACCCAATTGTGTACTTTCTGTAAAGTATTCAAATGAATACCCGTCTGACAGTATTCATTTGAATACGGTTTGTAACTGTCAGCAAAGAGCAGCAAGAAAGGAGGTCTGGTGACAAGCGAAGCGGAACTTATGAGAGACAACCTTCGCGGAGAGATGGCTCGCAGGCACAAAACACAAGAAGATATCGCGAAAGCGATTGGATGTGGACGGCCGCTTGTGAACCGAAAACTCAATGGAGAAAAAGACTTCACGCTGGGCGATATGGAAAACATCGCTGCAATGTTCGACATGACTTTTCTGCAGCTGCTAACGCTGCTCCTCCAGCCAATCGACAACATCAAGCAGATCAGACCATGAGCGTTAGGCGCTCGCCGACGCATGAATCGAAAGGAGCAACCGAAATGAGGAAGATGAAGAGATCCGATGTCCGCGAATGGACACCAGGCGAACCTATCGAACGGGTCGACTTCGGCAACGGCTGCACGGGGATGAACAAGAGCATTCCGAAAGAGCCGGGAAGCGCGGGCGATTTCAAGCGTCTCATCTGGAAATGCCGCGCCATCGAAGCGGACGGAGGTCCATGCCTTGATGTGCTTCCATCCGAATACTGGATCGATGGCGTGAAGCAGGCCGGCTACTATGACGTGCTCACCTGCACGTCAAACTCAGGACCATACCGATTCGATGACGCGTGGACCTATCTCAATGGAATCAATGCTGGGTGGCAGCTCGCGCGAAGGAAGCGTCACTCCGGCTTATACGCCACTTTGCGCACCTTGCGCAACGGCATATTCGGCTCGTCGGCCCATCGCCACAGGAAGACGACTGGTATTGGCCCGTTGACCACATATTCGATGGTCTCGGTTGGTACGAAATCGTCAGGTAATCGCGTCTTCAATCGGAACGTTGTTGCATCCTCCAGTGGTGTAGCCGACTCCACATGCACGTTGCGTGATCCCTCGATGCGGACGCGCCGGATCGAGCCCCGAACCCATTCCGCGTCGGAGAACGGCGGCTTGTCATGATCGGCGCGCTGCATGGCGGTCTGCTCCTCCAAAGTGGTCGCCTGTCTCTGCAGACTGTCCAGCTGCTCACGCAGGAGCCTGATGTCATCCTCGCGCTCCTTGTTCTGCTCCTTCGAGCTTCTGTGCTCGAGAACCCATCCAACGATCGTCACGACGAGCGTGAGAACAAATGCGGCGAATTCGACGCCGTGCTGTGAAAACCAATCAATCATGAAAACGATTCTAAGGAGAATCCGAAATGAGCATCAACATTCCGGCCGAGACGCCGGACGAATCCATGAACCCGATTTCCGTTGAGGAGTTCGAACGCCTGCACCCGGCGATGCTGGGCGCGATAAGGAAAGCCGTCCGCGAGGAACCAGTTCGAACGGTTATCGGAACAGTGGGCGGCGACAGGAGGAGCCACCTGTCCAGCCTTGACCTGCGAGGCATCGGCATCGAAGTCAGACGGCAGTTGTCGGCCCGCGACATGACGACCGAAGTCATGGGCTCGATTCTCGAGCACATCAATCAGGCCGCGGACCGACTAAGCACGGAGATACAGGAACTCCGTTCAGAACTTATCCGAGAGCACGTCGAGACAGTAGGCGGCGGATGCCATGGAGGCATCCATCGAATCGAATCCCTTGGCGAGGAGGGAAAGACCTTGGCACAGGGCTCTCATCCTCTCGTCGGGATCGGACGTTTCGGCGGCCTTCCCAAACACGGCGCTCGCCTTCGCGAAATCGGATCCATTGCTCATATTCTCACCTCCCTTCTTTGCGCGGGTCTGCTCATTCTCCCACTCGGCAGGAAGGCCCTCAAACGAAACACGTCGGAAAAGCAATCGGCGCTTACCAACGCATGAAAGGAGCAGGCGCGTGATGGATGACAAAGAGGTGTTCGCCGCATTGGCGGCGGCGTTGAAGCCGATGAACACAACGAAGGACATCGCGGACAACTGCGGCATCAAGGAAGGCACCCTGGCGTACTGGCGTAGCGCGGGCATCGGCCCGAAGTTCGTGAAGGTAGGACGAATCGTCATGTATCCGAAGGAGCAGATGATCGCCTATTTCGCGCAACACCTGTACCAGTGCACGGCCGAATACGAGGAAGAGGTGGGTGCGTGAGCGTGATGACTGACAACAACTGGCGTACCGATACCCCGTGGCCTGATCCATGGGAAGAAAAGGAAGACAAATGAACGGCATCCATAAAGCCTGCGTCGAAGCGATATTCAGGGGATTTGAGGACGAGGGCGACGCCATCCGTCCGGCCTATGGCGACGGGTGGGACGAAATCGAAGCAAGGCGTTCGCTCGGTCACATCGTCGGATTCATCGACCTCGACGTGGCCGGCCTCGTGGACATCGTCATCGACACCATCAACAAGGAGCTGATGGGATGAAGGCCCTTGCCCGTGTCATCCTGCATCAGCTGCTGTTCGCGGTGTGGCTACTGGCCATGTGGGTGCTGTATTGCACGCCGGCCTGCACTCACCCCATCGAACACCTCATCGCCGCGCCGTTCGCGGTGCTCATCCCCACGGCCGTCATCATGCGCCGCCTGTGCTCGGACCCACGCTTCATCCGATGGGTGGACGAACTCGAGCGATGAAAGACCTGGGCGGCTCCTCACACATTGCGGCATGGACGTGGTTCGTCATGCGCGGCCATGCCGGAACCGCCCGCGCGTCAAGGAAAAGACGTTAAAACCGGCCGGACGGGTCATCTTCTCTCTTCTCCTCCCGTCCGGCCTTCGCCGGGGCCCGCGACAGGATGCGGGCGCCATGGATCGGCGTGTTGAGGTCACGTCGGCGGATGGATGCGCGGTTCGAATCCGCGTCCCGGCACGACATCAATCCAAAGGAGGCAAACGTTGCCAAGCAAAACACCAAGCAGGCCGGACGGCGAGAAGTGGTTCGAATGGCCGCTTACGCCGGCCAGCGTCGGCATGACGGCCGCCGAGCTGATCGGCGAACTGTACGAGACCATCAGCGCGCTCAACCGCGACCGTGGCTGGAACCTCACCATGGTCGCGCCGGCGCGCTTCGGCGAGATCGTCATCGACCGCGAGGCCGGATGCCTGCGCGCGAAATGCGCGTGGAAGGCCAAGGATCCCAGCCAGCTCGGCCCGGAACCGGCCGGATACGTGAGAGGGGAGTGACATGGCCATCGGGGAGACCGTCATCACCATCGTCGGCAACCTCACCGCGGATCCGGAACTGAGGACCACCGGCCAGGGCGCGCAGGTCGCCAGCTTCACCATCGCCAACACGCCGCGCAACTTCAACAAGCAGACCGGCCAATACGAGGACGGTTCGACACTCTTCATGCGATGCTCCGCCTGGAACGAATTCGGGCAGCATTGCGCCCGCTCCTTAGCCAAGGGCATGCGCGTCATCGCCCAGGGCAGACTCCAGCAGCGCTCGTATCAGGCGCAGGACGGCTCGAACCGCACCGTCGTGGAGCTGCAGGTCGACGAGCTCGGCCCATCGCTCCGGTACGCGACGGCGCAGGTCCACCGCATCAGCCGCCAGGACGGCCCCGTCTACGGCAACCCCGCCTCTCCACAGCCGACGACCGTCAACACCGGCGCCGGAGGCTGGAGCCAACAGTCGCAGCAGACGCAACAGCCCGCGCAGCCGGCTCCGCCTGCGGATGATCCGTGGAGCGCGCCGACAGACGGCCAGTCATCATTCGGAGAATTCGGCAAGGCCGACGGCGAGCCGGACTTTTAAGGACAAGGAGCATCAATGAAAGCCACAGAACAGCAGGCGCTCATCCCGCAGGAAGCCACACCGGACCTGCTCATCGACCTCATCGGCAAGACGCAGCAGGTCACCAAGGCCGCGGCCGTCGTGCTCAAGGCATGCCGCAACGTCATGGACACCAAAAACAAGCAGGAGCACATCGACAAGTGGGGCGGCATCCACGCCATCACCGAAGCCGTGTACGACTGCGCCGACCTCGCCCAGCGCATCCTCGACGCCGGCCTGGCCATGGAGAACATGTGCGCGAAGCCGGCCACGTCACGGCAGATGATCCTCATCGACGACCTGCGCCGCAGCCTCGACATGGACGATGGCGACGTGGAGGCGACCGTCGATCCGGACACCGGCGAGATCGACTGAACCACGGAAGGAGCAAGAGAGATATGTGGTTTATTGTCGACGACCAGATGGCCGACGACAGGCGCATCCGCCGCCTGCCGCTCGCCACCGTGGGCCTGTGGGTCAAGCTGTGCGTCATCCACTCCAAAGGCGTCTCGATGCAAGCCAAGGATCCGGCCGCGTATCCAGGATACTTCGACAAGCTCGACCTCAAGGACGCCGGAGGCACCCCGAAACAGCTCCAGCAGCTCGTCGACTCCGGGCTTATGGAGGAGCACGACGGCGGCTGGCGCCCCGTCTACGCCGAAGGCATATGCAGGGAGCCGAAGATGCTGACCGAAGAGCAACGCGAGGCGCGCCGAAAAGCCGGAAGCAAGGGAGGCCGCCGTAAGGCCGCCAACCAAAAGGCCAAGCAAACGTCGGGCGACTTGCCGGAAAACAGCCAAGCAAACGGAGAGCAAAACGGTAGCAAACCTTCTAGCAAGTTGCTAGGGGACAGCCAAGCAAAAACATGGCATAAAACCGATACCTATACCGATATACCCTCTCCGACCCCTCCCGCCAGCAAACCGAAGCAACCCGCCACGCCGGAATCCGGCTTCGACCATTTCGCCGAAACCTATCCCGGATCCGTCGGCGCGAAAGGCCGCAAGACCGAAGCCGAAGCCAGAGCCCTGTACGCGGCCATCGCCGGAAACCCCGTCGAACTGACCCGCCTCCAAGCCGCGCTCCGCCGCTACAAGCACGCCGTCAACGACGGCCAAATCCGCAGCGGCCACATCCCACGACTCAACACATGGCTCCGCGACCAATGGGAGACATGGGCGCCGGAACCCATCACACCCGCACGCCAGCACAAGCACACCTGGAACTGCGAACACGTCCACCAGCTCATGGATCCGCACGAGGACGCATACGACCACACCGGCAGCCTCCGCGACGGACATCCAAGCGAATGGTGGAAGGCATGCCAGGCGTGCGCAGACGAACTCAACAACCAAGAAACCAGCAAGGAGAAGCAATGAGCAGCTACCAAAGCAACCAGATCAAGCTCATCAACACGAGCCTGATCGACCCCCACCCCGACAATCCACGCAAAAACATCGGCGACGTGACCGACCTCGCCGCCAGCATCAAAACCAACGGCCTCCTCACGCCCCTCAGCGTCGTACCCAACGGCGAGCGCTACAGGGTCATCGCCGGCCACCGCAGGCTCGCCGCATGCAAACAGGCCGGAATCGTAGCCGTCCCATGCTTCGTGCTCCAGCTCGGCCCGTTGCAGCAGTTGGAGGCCATGGTCACCGAGAACTGCCAGCGCGAACAGCTCACCGTGTTGGAGGAGGCTGACGCCATCCAGGGCATGCTCGACCTCGGAGCCACCACCGCCAACGTCGCGCACAGGCTCGGCCGAAGCGGCGACTACGTGCGTGACCGCGTCAAGGCCGCCAGCATCAAGACCGAGGTCAGAGCATCCCGCGACGATTTCGGCCAGATCTCCATCGGCCAGCTCGTGGCCATCGCGCGATACGACGGCCAGCCGGACAGGCAGAAGAAGCTCGCGCAGGCGGCCGGCACCTCGAACTTCGACTACATCCTCCGCAACATCGAACGCGCCGACCGCGACCGGCAATGGATCGAATCGGTCGCCGCGCTCCTCGTGGAGCCCGACAACGGCATCAACCTCATCCCCGACCCCGAAAAGCCCTACAGCGACCCGGAATGGCGCTACGCCGGCTGCATGTTCCCATCCACCGGCACCCCCGAAGAAGCCATCGAGAAGATCCGCGAACTGAACCCCGCAGCCGTATCCATCCACACGGTCTCGCAGCAGGTCTACCTCTGGACCCGCCGTGACAAGACCGCCGACGCCGAAAAGGAAGCCCGACGCGCCGCCGAACAGGCCGAACGCGACGCCCGCAGGCACGCGCTCGAGGAATACGCCGCCGCATCCGCGGACAAGCGCATGGCATGGCTCCACGGCCATCTCCACGGCGTCAAACGCGACAAGCTCGTCGAAACCACGGCCCGGCTCGGACTCCTGCAGATCATCGACCCGGACCCGCAGGGCTACACGCAGGCGCTGAGCACATGGAACGACGCCGCATGCGGTGGCGAACAATTCGCCACCATCAGCGGCATCGAACCGGAACGGGCGCTCGCCGAACTCCGCTACCACCTCGACGAACCCGACTGGGCGGTCTGGGCGGTGCAAATCCTCGCCGCACGCATCGAATGGTTCATCGACGCGGCCGACTGGACCACCGTCAACGACATCGGCAGACGCATCCCCGGCTACTACCAGATCCTCCAAGACCTCGGCTACACGCCCACCGATGACGAAACCAGCCACCTCGACCAGCTCATCGCCGCCATCAGCGAAGCCGACTCCGACGAAAACGAAGAAGACGAGGAGAACAACCAATGACCAGGGAACAACTCGAAAGACTCGCCCAACTCCTCACCGACACCGCCCAGACCGCCAGCACAATCGAACTGCGAGCGCTCGCCGGCGGCAGGGCGGATGACGGCATCGTGGCGATGGCGGCCGGGCTGAGGGCCAATTGCACTTCGTGTTTGGTGCTGGTCGACGGTCTGATGCAGGAGGGGATGCGTTGTGAGTGAGTTCGATGATTCCAAGCGTGCCGCCTTGGAGCGGCAGGGATGGCATTGCCTGCGTTGCGGGACGAACATCCATGACCCGTCACGCTGGCCAGGACGCAGTGGCCATCACCGTCAACTGCGGCGGGCGGCGGATCCGGATGTGAGGCACGGTCCGGCCAACATCGTCGAGCTGTGCGGTTCGGGCACGACCGGCTGCCATGGGTGGGTCCACCAGCATGTGAAGGAGGCCGAACGCCTCGGGCTGATAGTCCCGCTCGGCATAGATCCTCTCTCCACCCCGGTGCGCGACTGGCAGGGGAGATGGCTCTGGCTCAACCAGGACGGCACGGCCACGCCATTGACCATGCGCGAAACATTGACAATTCAAACGGAAGGAATGACAAATGCACGAGAATAACGGCAAACCGGAGGCGCTGCTGTGGATCGACTTTGAGACCACAGGCGTGGACAGGCGCAAAAGCCTGCCATTGGAGATCGGTATGGAATGTACCGACATGCTGGGCGAACAAAAGTTCGGATCATTGTCCCGCATCATCCGCCCGGACAGACTCGACCTCCTGTCCATGAGCCCCGTCGCCTTCTCCATGCACACCGACAACGGCCTGCTGTTCGAACTCATGGGAGGCTCCGTGCGCAATGACAGCATGGTCGTCGTGGCCAACGCCGTGGAGGAATTCCTTGACTCGCTCTCCCAGCGCTTCTCCCTCGTCCCCGCGGGGACCAACGTGGACTTCGACCTTGACTTCCTCCGCCGACTCAACCTCAACCCTGACGCGTGGCTCACCTACCGCAAATACGACATGGCCACCATCCGCCGACTCGTCACCGTGCTCGGCGCCCCGGATCCATACCAGGGCGACAGCGGCCCGCACCGGGTGAAATCCTGCATCGCACGCGACATCAAAGACTACAAGGCCATGCTCGAGACACTCGCCGTCAAGACGGGAGACCACAAGTGAGAAAGACCATCAGCCACCTCGCCGACCGGCTCGGAGACGCCATGGCCACGCTGTTCACCCTCCTCGCGCTGCTGCTCATCCCGCACGCCGTCATCAGGGCGATCATCGGACAGGCGCTCCACCAGTGGACACCAATCACGTGGCTCGCCATCCACACCGCACTGACCATCGCGGCGCTCGCCACCAGCCTCGCCAGCTATGCGATCGCCGCACTGCTCGCACCGCCAAGACCGGAGACCTACCAATGACCGAAGACCAGCAAGACCAGCTCGTCATCAGCCTCGACACGCAATACGCCGTCGCGCACGCCATCTACAACCGATTCCACGCCAACGGCCACCGCAAACACCTTACGTGGGAAAACCTCGACGACGACGGCCGCGAACCATGGCGCCTGATAGCCAAGGACGCGATCACCGAGATGCTGGCCAGCCCGGAGATCGGAGGAACGGCATGAGCCACACCGCGATAATCCTCCTGGCGCTCGCCTTCCTGATCGGCTGGATGGGTGGCCGGGAATGAGCATCATCGTCCCATTGCACAAGTGGCGGTCGGCCGACCCGGCCATCCTGATCGGCCGCCGCTGCATCGCCCGCACCAACGACGACGTCGTCATCACCGGCCGGCTCGAACTCATCCGCCGGCCGGACGGCGCCGCCACCCTCCGCTTCCAGGGCATCGGAAACGACATCATCGTCCACGATCCGAACACATGTTCCAACAGCATGGGCGACGGCATCAGAAGCCTCGCCATCTACGGAAAGGAATGAAACCAATGAGAAACACCATATGCGCCGCCCTCACCGCCACCACACTCGCCCTCTGCACCGCGCTCGCGGGCTGCGGGAGCGCGGCCAAACCATCGACCACGGCGCACGCCGCCGACACGGGCGTCATATGCTCCGCCTCGCAAAGCGGCATCAGGGTCTGCACCGTCACATTATCCGACACACGGCAGGTCGACTGCGTCATCACGGCCGGCACCTACGGCAAAAGCGGAGTCACATGCGACTGGAGCCATGTGAGCGGCGCGGACAAGGAGCCGGCAAGATGAGCTACAACGTCGTCACCACGGAAGGCGTCAGAACGTTCGAGAACATCGACGATGCCGGCGACTACGCGCAGGCCATGTCCTTGAGGACTGGCGAGCCGGCCAAGGTGTTCCATGCCGAGACCGGACTCGTCGCATTCACCGTCCGCCCAACCACGAAGGACACGAAATGAGACTCGATTTCAACAGCAAGGATGGCGTTTTCGCCATCAAAGCCGAAAACGAAGAGGAAAAAACCCAGCTCAAAACGTCGGCGGTCGCCATCTGCAATCTCATCATCGATTTTTTCGACGGTGAAGTCCAAGAAATGAAGGCGGCGAAGGAATGAAACGCATCCCAATCAAGGACACAAAATGAGCAATCGAAGTTATTTGGTGCCAAGGCCGCCAGCGTTCGACCATGAGCATCCCAGACCGAAGGAGGAAGGCGAGGTGCTGTACTGCGGAAATTGCCAAAAATGGTACGTATCATGGTTTCCCCTCACCGAAGTCAAAACCATATGGGGCCGCCGCCACGAATGGTGGATACGCATCTTCCACCGCAAACCATACGAGACGATCATCCAGCAAATACGAAGGGAAACGAAATGAAAGTGAAGAAAACCCTCATGGACATGATCATCAAATGGCATCAGGCCGGATACAGCCTCGATGAGATCTCGCCACTGGTTCCTCAAATCCCCAAAGAGGAAATCAAAGCGATCATCCAACACACCCGCGAATAACAAGAAACCCGACCTTCCGGCCGGGCTCCTGGCATCACCACAAACCAGACTACACCCGCCGGAGGGAATCGAACAAATGAACGAACCAACCAACGAATCCCAACCAACACCAAACCAGACACAACCAACACAAACCAACCAAAACAAGCCAGCGCTCGCCGGCATGTGCCAAGTGTGCGGCGGGGAGTGCAATCTTCGCAATACGATGTGCGACAAGTGCGAGGCCGGCATTAGGGGATGGCTCCGCGACTATCCGTCACGGATTCATGCCCTACGTGAGTTCCTGGACAGCACCGCACATTATGGTGGCCATCAGCCGGGCCGGACCAATTTGGCTTCGGCTCCGACGCCGGTCAGGTTGTCTGTGATCGACCATCTGCAGGAGATCGATGATTTGGCCGTCGCTCTTTGGCGGCGGTTGTATGCTCCGCCGGCCATGCCATGGGCCGATAGCAGGATTCATCCGTCCGCATCGAAGTGCCTGAGCGTCTGCGCGGATTGCAATCGTCTTTCACGATTGCCGGACATCGGTTTGATATGGCACGACTGGGAGCGATTGGTGCGCAAGACGATGAGCATCATCGACGTGCCACCATCCAGGCATGGCATCGGCAGGTGCCTGAATCCTCTGTGCGGCGTGGAGCTGACCGCCGAAATCGGCGCGGTAAGCGTTGACTGTCCGGTGTGCGGCAACACTTACCGCGTGGTCGACGTGCGATTGGGGTTCCTGCGGGAGTGCATCGAATCAGGCAGGGCGTTCACGGCGGGGGAGTGTGCTGAGCTGCTGCGCGAATGCGGGTTCCAGTGTAATGCGAACACGATTCGCTCGTGGCGTAAGCGTGGCAGGCTTCAGCCGGCCGGTGAGAACGAGAAGGGGCGGCCATTGTACCGGCTTTCGGACGTGCATCGGCAGGTGCTGCGACGCGATTCGATTTGACAAAATCGAAAGTGCAACGCACAATTGTCAGTGGATTAGAGGGTCCAAACCGATACACACGGTTTGGACCCTCACTTATATCCTCCAATGGATTCTCCTGATTCACTTGGGTTGCAGTCCCGTCCTGTCCGAACGGCATATCGGACACGCTCCGCCCACTCCCGTCAGAGTGGACATACCCCAATGTGGCAGGCAAGCCAATCCCGTGCTTCCGTGATGCGGTGATGCTCAAATCCGCCTGCCCGTATGCCTTCGTAGGAATCAGTGGTAGATCGTACCGGCCGCGAGTCTTTATTGGATTCTCTTCCTTGTGGCCGCGTGTAGACGCGGGTTCGAATCCCGCCGAAGGCACCCATGAAACAAACCCGGGGTAGGGGTATTCGCAGATGATGTGGAGCCCCTACAAGACACGGGAGTGTCCATATATGGGAGCCCCTATACCGGCATTCCAGCAAACCAACGGCGAAGATAATCATTGATAAATCCACGGCACCCCGGGGCCCATACACGTTGGAGGCCACATGAGCAAGCGGCGCAACGAGCGTGTCAGCAACGGCTGGCGGCGCAGACAGCTCAGGGCAAGAGTGCTGGCCGCATACGACGTGTGTGCCATCTGCGGCAAGCCAGTCGACAAGACATTGAAGACACCACATCCGATGAGTGCCGAGGTCGACGAGCTCATACCAGTCTCACGCGGTGGTGATCCATACAGCTTCGCGAACTGCAGGCTCACGCACCGCAGATGCAACAGGATGAAGAGCGACAAGACAGACGAACACGCACGAGCGCTGCTGGCTGGCAGACAGGAAGTGAAATCAAGCTCGATGCCGTTCAAAACGTTCGGTATCTGACCTCCGATGACCAGGGCGGGGACCTCGGGTATACCCCTTACGGGAGCCTCGGGTGCAGTGCCGATATTTCTCTTGAAATTTAAGCGTAACGAATTGTGTTACGCATACGTTGAATGAAAGGCGGAATATGGCCTTTTTCAAAGCGTCAGCATCTGACATAGAACGATTTAATAAATACTTCAGAAGCACTGACCCTAGTAAATGTTGGGAATGGAACGGTGCTCATCACCCAAAGGGATATGGCACATTCCGTCTGGCAAAGACGTCCGTTCCGGCACATCGCTTCGCATATGCATTGACTCATAACATGTTTATCCCAGATGGGATGGTGATTGATCATATCTGTCACAACCGTTCATGCGTTAATTCAGACCATTTGAGAGCAGTAACGGTTCAGGAGAATTCCGAATATCGTGTTTCCTGTAATAAGAACAGCAAATCCGGAATCCGTGGTGTCTACTGGCGTAACGATCGAAAAGCATGGCAAGTTGAGGTTATCAAGAATAGGAAGGCATACAAGAGAGGTCCATTCAAGACGCTTGCACGGGCGGAAGCTGCTGCAACAAGATTGCGCGAAGAACTCGGGTTCCTCACTGGTTTTGGAATGAAGGAAACGCAATGATTTGCGAAGTATGCGGTAAGCAATTTAGGCCAAGTGGCAAGGGCAGCCAACAGAAATATTGCTCCGCGAAATGCAGGCAGAAAGACTATCGGCGTCGGAAAAAGAACCGGCCCGCACAGGACCGGAACGGTAAGCCGCCCGTCAAAGCCGTGGAAACGAAACAGAAGCCGGAAAGGGATCTCGACCAGCGGAGCTTCGAGAGGATGATGGACGGCAGCATGCTGGACATGCTGCGCGCCAACCGTGACCGACTGCAGAAGGCCATGGATGACACGTCCACACCGGCAAACGCACTGCCTGCGATCAGCCGCCAGCTCATCGACGTATGCGAACGCATCGAATCGCTCCAAGGCGGCGGTCTGACCGACCTGTTGGACGATGAGGAAGACGAGGTGACGGACGATGTCGGAGCGTCGATTGTCTGAGATCGCCAAGATCCTGCGCCAGCCGGAAGGCATCGTCGGCAGCGAGTTCACGCGAATCAACAAAGCCGCGCGCAAGGCCGGCATCCGTTTCGACTTGTGGCAGCAGGGCTTCTTGTGGCTTCTGTTCGCCAAGAACGCGGAAGGCAAGTATGCGTGTGGCGCGGACGGCGCCGTGCTGTCCAGCTGCAGGCAGATCGGCAAGACCTTCACCGTCGGCACCGCGTTGTTCCTCAAGGCGATACTCACACCGAACCTGAAAGCCATCTGGACCGCCCACCATACGCGCACCAGCGACGAGACATTCGCGGACATGTGCGAGATGGAGCACAATCCGGTGCTCGGCCGGTACGTGGAACGCATCCGCAGAGCAAACGGCCAACAGGAGATCACGTTCACGTCCGGCAGCCGCATCATGTTCGGCGCCCGCGAAAACGGCTTCGGCCGAGGATTGCACAGCGTGGACGTGGCCGTGTTCGACGAAGCACAGATCCTCACAGTGCGCGCGATGGACAACATGATTCCGGTTTTGAACACGAGTCCTAACCCCCTGGTCGTGTATATGGGCAATCCACCCAAGCCGGGAGACCAGTGCGATGCGTTCACGGAGAAACGCATGCACGCGCTGAACCATGACGGAAACCTCCTCTACGTGGAGCTCGCCGCCGACAAGGACGCGGATCCGGACGACCGCGAACAGTGGGCTAAAGCGAATCCCAGCTATCCGAAACGTACAAGCGAACAGGCAATCATGCGCATGCGCAACAACCTGTCGGACGATTCATTCCGTCGCGAGGCGCTTGGCATATGGGACGAGACCGCCACCGCATACGCCATCAGCCCCGACCTGTGGCAGGCCGCGGCCATCGACGACGTGCCCGAGGGCGGCACGGTGAGCTTCGGCATCGACATGCCTCCGGACAGGAGCGTGCTGACCATCGGAGCGGCGCTACGATACGCGGACGGTTCGACCATCGTCCAGATGGCGAACATCAAGGACGCGCGGCAGGCGGGAACCATGTGGGCCGTGGACTGGCTCGCCGAACATTGGCCGAAGACCGCCAGCGTGGTCATCGACGCGCAGTCGCCCGCCATGAGCCTGCTGCCCGAACTGAAGAAAGCACATGTGAAGGTCACGGTCACGAACATGCAGGAGATGGGCCGAGCATGCGGCCGGTTCCTCGACATGCTCAAAGCCGGAACGCTCAAGCACCCGCGGGACGAATACCAGCCGCAGCTGGCCGCGGCCGTCAAGGGCGCCACCACGCGGCCTCTTGGACAGTCCGGCGCGATCGCCTGGAACAAACTCGGCAGTGATGTCGACATCACGCCGCTCGTGTCCACCACGCTCGCCCTGTACGGGGCGTTCACGACGAAACGACATCCGGGAAGACGACAGGAGGTGATGTTCTGATGGTGTTCTACATGGCCGACGGCACAACGGTAAGTGTCGCTCCGAAATTCACCGGCAGCAGCTACCTCGACACCGCAAGCGGAAACGTCGGCACCATCCTCGGCGTCGACGACGAGGACATGCCCATCATCCACGAACTGTTGCGCGTGTGGCGTGAGAAATACCCACGCAACCTGATCCGCGGAGCCTACTACGACTGCAAGGAACGATTCAAAGACTTCGGAATCTCCATCCCCGACCAGATCAAAAACAAGGTCGAGGCGATGATCGGATGGCCCGAACTGGCCGTCCGATCATTGAGCGACCTGAGCGACCTGGAAGGGTTCAGCGTATCCGGCGACGACACGATGGGCGTCAACGACCTGTTCGAGGACAACCAATTGGACGTGGCCACGTCAGAACTGATCGTATCCGCTTACAAGCACTCATGCAGCTTCCTGACCATCGCCGCAGACCCGGAGAATCCGGACCGGATCAGCATGATCCCACGCTCCGCCGACTGGTCCGCTGGAATCTGGGACCGACGCAACCACCGTCTGGCCGCGGCATTGACCATCACCGAGGACGACAAGGACGGACGAATCTGCGCGTTCAACGTGTGGCTTCCCGGCAAGGTCTACGAATGCTCCGGCCACCTGACCCCATGGCGGGCGGAGAAAATCGAAACGAACTTCGACCAGCCGACTGCCGTCGCGCTCGCCTACGACAGGCAGATGGACCGGCCATTCGGCCACAGCCGCATCAGCCGTTCGCTCATGAGCCTCGTCGACGCCGGATTCCGCACCGTGGTCCGCATGGAGGCGTCGGCCGAATTCTATTCCGTTCCGAAACTCTGGTTCATCGGAGCGAACAGGGACGCGTTCAGCAGCAACACATGGACGAGTCTCATCCAGGCGATCAACGCGATCACCGCGGACGAGAACGGAGAGCTTCCCCAACTGCATCAGGTGCAGCAGGCGTCCATGACGCCCCATTCGGACATGCTCAAGACCTTGGCCATGCTCGTCGCCTCGCAGACCCGAGTGCCGGTCGACTATCTGGGAATCACGTTGGACAATCCGACCAGCGCCGAGGCCATGGCATCCGCCGAACGACGGTTGACGCGCATCGCCGACAAGCAGAACGTGGCCTTCGGACGGGAACTCAAACGGGCCATGGGCATCGCCGTGGCATTGCGCGAAGGCGCGAACACGATACCCGACTCCATACGCGACGTGCATCCGGTATGGGCGCCCACAAGGGAAATCTCCGACGCTGCGCGCGCCGACGCGTTCACGAAGATCGCCGACAAGATCACCGGCTACGCCGACTCCGATGTCGGACTCGAACGTCTCGGCCTGACCCGCGAGGAAATCACCCGCCTACGCGCCGACCAGCAACGGCAGAAATCGGAACAACGCATCGACCAGCTCATGGACAGAAGCGCGGCGTCCTCGGAGGTGACGGATGGATCTGAACAATCTGGATCTGCCGGAACCGGCGAAAGCGCAGCTTCGTCAGAAACTGGAGAAACTGCATAGGGATTACGAGACTGATCTTGAGAATCTGACAGACGACGCCACCGACGCGATGGAATCCGCGAAACCGTTGGAACGACAAGACATAGTGCTCAGGTACACCCGCGATGCGTCCGAACGATCACGCAGGTACTACACTGACACCAGGAACCTGTGGCAGAAATACGCCGGCATCAAAATGCCGCCCTACGTCTCATCTACTTGCGACGAATATGAAGTGCTATACCGTCAGGTAGGCGGTTTCACTGGAACCGATTGGAATGGGCATAACTACACTAATTTGAAGCATGGCAACGCCAACGGGCTGACTGTTGAAGACCTTTGGCCCGACCTGAAGACGGTGGACGACTGGCAGCAGTTCATTGCCGACATGATGAGCAGGTCTGTACGATTGACCACGCAGAACAACCGCGACGCCGACGAGACGCATCCTGGATGGGCACGCGTCCCACGAGGCTCCAATCCTTGTGCATTTTGTGTGATGCTCGCCAGCCGAGGATTCGCATACACCAGTGAGGAAAGCGCGGACTTCGGCGGCTCTTTCCATAACGGCAAATGCCGTTGCATTCCCGTGTGCAGCTGGGGCAAGGACAAGATCTTCGGCTATGACCAAGCGAAGTATAAAGCCATGTACGATCAGGCCGTGCAAGCCATCAACGGCAACGCATTGGGAAAGAATTGGAAGTCCTCCGCCGAGGAAGCCGGAATCAAGTTGGATTCGGCCGACGCGAATGCCGTCACATTCGTTATGCGTCATAAGTTCCCTAAGCAATTGAGCGACGGGATCATGCCGAAGAAACGTGCGTCTTTCAAAGTCGAACATGATTTCACCGGCATGCGCGACGAGAAATCATTAAGCAAGAAAGGATGGGATGGAAGGCAGAAGGCGCTTGGCGTCCCAGTAGACGCAGACGTCCTTGAGATGCATGAAATCGTGTTCCTGGAACATTTCAAGTCACTCGGACAGCATTACGAATGGATTCCACGCGATACTTTGGGGCACAAATCGACGAATGACTTGAAATGGATTGAGCAAGACCTTGAGTGCGAGGTTAAGTCATCTCGGCAAAAACGCCCAGACTACGGATCCATTTCGAAGAACATCTCAAAAGCGGTATCCAAAGCCGAGCAGCATGGTGTCGTGAAGGATGCATTCATTGTGGATCTCACTGGATACTCGGCTCCGGAGAAACTGGTGACGCAACTTTCCCGCTATAACGCGCTGCATAAGAAAAACAAGATCAGACGTTTGTTCCTATTGGACAACAACGGGATGAGAGAAATCGAGCTGCAATAAAAACCCGGAGGCACTCCCGCACGAATAGGCTATTATTTCAAGTCTGCACGGGACCTCCGGTACTTCTATTTTACCAAAAACCATTGATTTCGGTGGATTGCCAGAGCAGACGAATGGACCCGACTGTAACTCGGGCGCTTCACAGCCGCGCAGGTGCGAATCCTGCATCCACCACTCGGCCAGCCATTCAGGTTGGCGGCGACCATGCGCCGTATCGCGTGGGAGGACCATACAGCGCACCGTGGCGCGGTCGAACTCGAATCCACGGGAAACAGCAAAGGAGAGCAGCATGTCCATCAGATTCCGATTCCCGGCACACATCCGTCTCATCGACGGCGGTGGCGACGAGGGCGGTTCCAATGACGGTGGCGATGGCGGTGAGCCGAGGTCGTTCACCCAGGAACAGGTCGACCAGATCGTCGAGAAGCGACTGGCCAAGGAGCGCGGCAAGTACAAGGACTACGACGAGCTCAAGTCCAAGGCCATGAAACTCGACGAGATGGAGAACGCCGGAAAGAGCGAAATCGACAAACTCAAGGAATCGAACGCGGCGCTGCGCAAGCAGATCGACGACGCCGCGGCCGAGAAGCAGCACGCGGAATGGGTGTCCGAAGTCGCCAAAGACAAGGACGTTCCGGCCGAACTGCTGCGCGGCGGAACCAAGGAGGAACTCGAGGCGCATGCGGACCTCCTGCACGCGGCGCTGCATCCGGCATCCAAGCCGCCTCAGGTGAGGAACCAGACGGGCTCTCCATCGCACCAGAACAACAACAAGGACGCCGAAGAGCTCTCGTACATCCACCAGCTCCTAGGCGAATAACCCAACCATCCGAAAGGACAAGCCATCATGGCGATGAAAACAGACCAGATCAAGCTCCCCGTGAGCGTGGCCACCGAAATCGTGAACAAGGCCAAGGACACCAGCACCATCGCGTCCCTGAGCCCCAGCACGCCACAGATCTTCTCCGACGCCGACTACCTCGTGTTCAACGGCAAGAGCGAAGCCGAGGTAGTGGCCGAAGGCGCGGTCAAGAGCAGCTACGAGCAGACCGTGGACTCCGTCGTGGCGAAGCGCTTCAAGGTGCAGACCACCACCCGCGTCACCAGCGAACTCCAGTGGGCCGACGAGGACAACCAGCTGCAGATCATCCGCAGCATCCAGGCCGATCAGGCAGCCGCACTGGGCCGCGCCCTCGACTACGTGATCTACCATGCGATCAACCCCAAGACCGGTGAGGCGCTCTCCGGATTCGACCCATTGAGCACGTCTGCCGTGCAGGTGATCGCCACCGAGGATGAGATCGGCAACGTGGACGCTTTGGCCGACGCGCTGAACGACTCCTACGACATCAACGGTGTCGCCCTGTCCAAGACCTGGGCGTCCCGCCTGCGCAAGCTGCGCGTCCCCTCCACCGGCATGCGCTTCTACCCGGAGATCCCGCTGAACCTGCAGGCCGGCAGCCTGGACGGCATCACCGCCGCGACCTCCGGAACCGTCAACGGCCGACTGGCCAAGACCCCGACGAAGGTGCTCGCGTTCATGGGAGATTTCAGCCTCATCAAATGGGGCATGGTCCGCGATCTGACCAGCGAGATCATCGCCTACGGCGATCCGGACCAGACCGGCGTGGACCTGAAGGCCCATAACCAGATCGCATACCGCACCGAGGCGATGTACGCGTTCGCGATCATCGATCCGAAGGCGTTCGCCGTACTCAAGGCCACGGAATGAGGTGAACGATGAGTTTCCCCATCCAGACCCTTGTGGTCAATCCGTCAGGTAAGAAGAAGCATGCGATCGGACCGTTGGACGCGCAGGTGAGCCTTGTCAACAAGGATGGCACGGACTTCTCCGCCGGATCCAGCGCCTACGAGCTGCCGGCGGCCGGCGAGGACACCCTCGGCGGCATTAAGCAGTACGCGCCCGAACAAGCGATCGGCAACGTCGACAGCAACATCGCCGAGGCCGCGGCGGACACTCCGACCAAGGACGAATTCGACAAACTCGTCACCGCGTTCAACACGTTGGCGAAACAGTTCGACGACACCATCGCCGGCCTCGTATCCGCCGGGGCGGTCAAACTGCCGGACAAGAAGTGACCATGACGGACGAGCCCGACATGTTCGCCACCTCCGACGATCTCGAACGGAGGTGGCACAAGCTCACCGACGAGGAACGCGAGAAAGCCGACACGCATCTCGCGGACGTGACCGACTACATCAAGGAACGCTCCCCGAACTGGCGGCGGCTCCTCGACGAACGGCCACGACTGTTGACGAAGATCACCTGCGACATCGTCCGCAGGATCATGCAGGCCGACCCGTACGACATTCCCGGCGGCATCACGCAGATGAACCAGACCACCGGCAGCTTCAGCGAACAATACAGTTTCGGAGCGCCCACCGGCGATCTCTGGCTGCGCGACGACGAGAAACGCATCCTTGGCATCAACGCTCAGCGCGCGTTCAGCGTCGACATGGCAACGGGGGAGACGTCCTAGTGGAAACCATCGAAGTGTGGCGCGGCCAGTCCACCACCGACACGGACGGCAACCCCATCCAGGGCAAACCCGCCCGCGTCGGCACGTTCCAGGCGATGGTCGCGCCAACCTCCACCACCGACCAGACCGAGGAGAACGCCAGCCCGCAGACCACCGAATACACGATCCACATCCGCGGAAACCAACCGACCGGCATCCAAGCCACCGACCTGATCAAAGTCAGAGGCATCCTCCTGCCCGTCAAAGGAAAACCGCAAGTGTGGAACAACCTCCACGGACGCCACATCGGCGACGTCATCACCGTCGGCGAACGGAAAGGATAAGCATGGCCAAACGATGCAGATTCGTATTCAACCGCAAGGCGTTCAGCCAACAGGTCCTCAAAAACGAGACATTGCGCTCGCGCATGAGGGACGCGGCCAACGAGGCCGTCAACGACAGCCGCTGCATGGTCCGCGACCATGACGGCAAGAACCGCAGCGGCGTGGCCATCCTCTGCCCGGCACCGGTGGAGAAGGCGCACGGCACGTTGGAGGACACACTCGGAAGGATGCACGTATGAGCATCCCCGTCACTCCACGGCGCACGGAACCCCTGCTCCTGCCCAAACTGAGGACACTGTTCCCGGACGTGACGTTCGACACCATCGAACGAAGCGACCTCGAACCTCCCTTCACCGAAGCCACGCTGGCCGACTCCATGCAAGGCATGAGCACCCCAATCTCGCAGTACGTGCGGCTGCGGCTGAGCGTGCGATGCATGAGAGAGGACCATACTGGCGACTGGGACAAGGCCGCACGCCTGTGGGCCGACATCGCGAGGGAGATCATCAGGCTCGGACAGAAGGCGCCGCTCATCGACGCGTCACTCGAATCCGGGCCGGTACGCATGACGGACGAGGACAAGAGGCTGGTGTGCGCGTACGGCGTGCTCCTGCTCGAGGTCACCGTCAACTGAAACACAACAAAAGACAACGTGCCGCCACACGCGAAGAACGGAAAGGTGCAGACGAATGTCTGACAACAACGAAAAAACCACCGTCGCCGCGCAGGCGGCATCCACGCCCAGCGCGCAGGCCGCGCAGGGCGCGACCGACTACGGGTACGTGTCCAGCGGCAACACCGCAGGCAACGTGCGCCTGATCAAGAACTACGCGCTGTTCCTGTTCCCCAAGGGCGACAGCACGTTCGTGGCTCCGACCGGAGTGGCCTGGACCCCGCCGGCAAGCAAGAAGCCGATCGGCTACTCCACGGAGGACGGCGCCGTACTGCATCCGGAACCGGGCGACAGCACCGACTACAAGGCCCACAACGGCGACATCGTGCTGTCCGACACGGATCCGGGCTACTGGACCCTGCAGCTCGCCGCCATGGAGGGCCGCAAGGATGTGGTGTCGGCCTACTTCGACGTGGACGTCGAAACGGACGGCGGCATCAGCATCAAGGGCGCCGGCCTGAAGAAGGAGTGGATCCTCGTGCTGGTCGCGCTCGACCAGCAGGACCGTCCGTTCCTCCTGTACGGCACCAACGCGAAGGTGAGCGACCGTGACGACGTGAGCCTGAAATCCAGCGAGATCATGAACTTCAGCATGACGTTCAAGATGCTCAAGGGCGCCAACGGCGAACAGTTCCACGCATGGGGCCTCGTCACCGAAGACGCCAAGTGAACCATTGATTCTTCCCGTGCGGCCGATGGCGGTCGACCGCACGGGACCACCACATCAAACCGCCAACCATTAGAACGGAGCCAACATGAGCGACAAAGAATACCATGTCGTGGACGTGGACCTGACCGAAGCGGAAGAGCTCAAACCCGACGTGCACCTCGAGGTCGCCGGCGTCAAACTCGACCTGCCGAACCTCAACAACGCGGAACTGCCCATCGAACTCGTCCAGGCCATCCTCCTGGTCAAAAGCAAGCCAATGCTCTCCGACGAGGAAACCACGGCCTGCGTGAGCACGTTCCTCGCCTACTTCCAGACGATGCAGCCGAACTTCTGGAACGTGCTGCGCAAGACCAAACGTCCGATGGCCTACCTCACCGCGACCATCAAGGCGTGGGCCGAGGAATCCGGACTGGACCCAAAAGCGTTTACCTCGCCCACCTCTGGAACAACAATCGCGCGGCACTAGCCTACGACTGGATCCGAGCGTACGGGCAGATCTACAGGCCCGTACGCTTCCGGGAATGGGTTGAAGGCCAACGTCCACGAGTCGATTGGGGACTCGCCTGGGCGTTGACCCGCGAAATCCTCAAAGACCACACGAGCCACTCGTGGATGGCGTTGCAGAACGCCGTCTACGCACCCGACGGAGCCGAACAGGCGGTCTGGACGCTGTCCGGACAACGCAAACGCCCATGGTTCGACCACGAGCACGACCCGCTCCGCCCGCCAACCCCAGCACACAACCTCACCCGCCGTCAACGCGAGGACAGGGAACGGCTCAAAGCCTACTTCCACATCAACGACGACCTCTGACTCCGACCGCCATCGGAATCCCAACCTACGAATAAGGAAACACGATGGCAGCACAGGACATAGGCGTCGCATACGTCCACGTCGAACCATCCGGCAAAGGATTCGGCAAAAGCATCGAAGGCGACATCGGCGACGCCGTCAACAAAGCCTCCAAGAAAAGCTCCAACACCCTCATTTCGAAAATCGGCGGAGCATTCGGCAAAATCGGCAAGGTCGGCACCGGCGCGATCGCCACCCTCGCCGGCGGCATCACCGCCCTGGCCGCCAAAGGCGGCTTCACCCGCGCCCTCAACATCGAGAACGCGCAAGCCAAACTCAAAGGCCTCGGCCACGACAGCGCGAGCGTCACCGAAATCATGAACGACGCGCTCGCCTCCGTCAAAGGCACCGCGTTCGGCCTGGGCGACGCCGCCACCGTAGCGGCGAGCCTGTCCGCCTCCGGCATCAAGGAGGGCGGGGACCTGACCAAGGTCCTCAAGACCGTGGCCGACACCGCGCAGATCAGCGGCAGAAGCCTCACCGACATCGGCATGATCGTCGGTTCCGTCGCCGCCCGAGGCAAACTCCAGGGCGACGACATGCTCCAGCTCATGTCGAGCGGCATCCCAGTCCTCCAAATGCTCGGCAAGCACCTGAACAAGACCAGCGCCGAAGTGTCCGACATGGTCTCGGACGGCAAAATCGACTTCCAAACCTTCGCCGACGCCATGCAGGAAGGCCTAGGCGGCGCCGCACTATCCGCAGGCACCACATTCACCGGCGCCCTGGCCAACGTGAAAGCCGCGTTGAGCCGACTCGGAGAAACAGCCGCCACACCAGTCCTCAACGGCCTACGCGGCCTATTCAACCAAGCCATCCCACTCATCGACACATTCACCGCAGCCGTCACACCAACCCTGCAAAAAGTCGGAGCGGCACTCCAACAAGGCCTCGAGAACGCGATACCCGCCACACAGGCGAAACTCAAAAACCTTGGCGACACACTCGCCAACATTCCCGGCTTCCAGATGCTCGCCTCGGCGACGGCCAGCCTCAAAAGCCAACTCACCGGCCTCTGGAACGCAACCACATCACTCATAGGCGGACTCAACAATGGCGGCGAAGCCGCCACAATGTTCTCCACAACCGCCGGCGCGCTCGCGGGAGTGGTCGCTTCGGTCGCGCAGGCGTTGTCGAACGCGGCGGGATGGGCGAAGACGTTCGTCAACACGTTCATCGAGACGGGCGCGTTGCAGCCGTTCCTTGAAAGCCTGACCGGCGTCATCTCCGGATTGGGCTCGCTGGTTTCCGGATTGGCGGCCGCGGCTTCGCGTGCTCTCGGCTTCAACGACAGCGCGCGCACCGCCGGTTCCGCGGCGCAGAGCTTCGTCGGACTGTTGAACACTTTGACCGGCGTGCTCATGACGGTGGGAGGCTGGCTGCAGTCGGTCGGACAGTGGGCGCAGCAGAACGGCGCACTGGTATCCGGCGCGTTGAAAGCCATCACCATTGCATTGCTCGCGGTCAAAGGCTGGGATATCGTCTCGGCCGGGCTGAAGACAGTTTCCGGTGGACTGAAGGCCATTTCCGCAACTGCCTCCGGTGTGGAGAAGACCGCTACGGCCGCGTTCGATTTGATTGGCAAGATCTCCGACGCGGGAAGTGTGGCGGGCGGTCTGAAGCAACTCGCTGGCTCGTTCAACATCGTCAAGACCGCTCAATCGGCGTGGAGTGCGGTGACCAAGGCCGCTACTGCAGTGCAATTGGCGTTCAGCGCTGCTTTGGACGCGAATCCTATCGGAATGCTCGTCGTAGCCATCGGTGCGGTCGTGGCCGCATTGGCATGGTTCTTCACCCAGACCAATACCGGACGTCAAATGTGGGCGTCGTTTACGTCGTTCCTCTCGTCCGCGTGGCAGGCGACCGTCGGCAAGGTCACCTCTATCGGCCAGACCATCGTCACGTTCTTCACCTCGACGCTCCCGTCGGCCATCCAAGGTGTCGGACAATGGTTCCAACAACTGCCCGGCAACATCGCCAGCTGGCTCGCCGGAACAGCGTCAGCCGTCGCCTCATGGGCCGTGAGCCTCGGCCAGTCCGCATTGCAGGCAGGCCAACAGTTCCTCACGCACCTCGCCAATGCGATCATGAACCTGCCAGAGACGATCGCCTACTGGCTCGGCTACACCGTCACGTCAATCGCGCTGTACGCGGTCGCGTTCGGCGCGCAGGCCCTCCAGATGGGCATGCAATTCGTGCAGAACGTCGGAACGTTCCTTACCCAACTCCCAGGGAACGTGGCCGCATGGCTCGCCTCGACCGCCGCGAGCATCGGCGCATGGGTGTCGTCCACGGCCATGCAGGCTCTACAGATGGGTGCGCAGTTCCTGCAGAACGTCGGCACGTTCCTCACCCAGCTGCCCGGCAATGTGGCCAGCTGGCTCGCGGGAGCCGTAGCCTCAGCCTCGGCGTGGGTTTCCAACATGGCATCGCAGGCCATCCAGGCGGGCAGCTGGTTCCTCACGAGCGTGGGCACGTTCCTCGCCCAATTGCCGGGAAGAATCGGCTCCTGGCTGTCCGCGACGATCTCCAGCGTCGCCAACTGGGCGTCCCAGATGGGGACCAAGGCGTCGCAGGCCGGCAAGCAGTTCGTGCAGAACATCGTCAGCACCCTTTCCTCCCTGCCGGGCCGCATGCTCAGCATCGGAGCGAACATCGTCAGCGGCATCGTCAGCGGCATCCAGAGCAAGATCGGCAGCATCGCGTCGAGCCTGCTCTCCGGCGTCAACGACGCCATCTCCGCTGTCAAAAGCAAACTCGGCATCCACTCGCCGTCACGCCTCATGCGTGACGAGGTCGGCGTGATGATCGGCCGAGGCATGGCATTGGGCATCGATGATTCAGCCGCCGTGGTCAACCGGTCCATGGACTCGCTCGTCTCCTCGATGAGCCTCGACGGTACGGACTGGGCGAAGACCGGACGATTGAACGTCACCACGGCCACGCCATCGGATTCCGACAGACTATGGGAAACCGTCATCGGCAGGATGGACACGCTGATCGAAGCCGTCGAAGCGGCGACGGCCGACGACCGGCCGTTCACCCAACGTGACTTCGCAAGACTCGTAAGGAGCGTGGCATGAGAACCCTGAGCTACGTGAGCGGCGCAACAGGCGAGTCGATCGGTTTCGAAGGGCCGCTCTATGGCGAGACACTCACCGGACTGCGCGCCCGCATCTGGGATTACAGCCTCGCCTCGCGCGGCATCACGGGCATCACACGCAAGACACGCGAGACGACCATCACCGTGAAGATCCACGATTCTCCGGAGACGCTCAACCTATTGCGCCGCCTCTCGGACGCCGACATGGCATCCGGGAACCCGGGCACGCTCATCGCCGACGGCGAATGGGAAGCCAAAGCGTGGATCACGAAAAGCGAACCGCAATCCATCACGCCCACGATGGTCGAGACACAGTTGACCATCGTGCTGGCCGATGGCGTGTGGCGCCGTCCGACCATGACGCATTTCACGCCACGATACGATTCCGGAACCGCCGACCTTGACTATCCATATGATTATCCGCATGATTTCGCCGGCATGGCATTGGGTGCCGAGATCGTCAACGACACATCCATCCCGCAGCCGGTCAAACTCACGATATTCGGACCGTGCACAAACCCGTACGTCATCATCGGGGACAACCGATACGAGGTCGACGTGACCGTACCATCCGGCTCACGTCTGGAAATCGACGGCACCGGCGATGTCAGGACCGTCACCATGGTCAGCGGCACCGGGCTCGCCACCAACTGCTTCGCACAGGCCGTGCGAGGGTCGGGCAAGGATTCCGGCCGGTACGTGTTCCAACCGCTCGCGCCCGGAACACAGCCGATCAGCTGGCCGGGAGGATTCCAATTCGACTTGACGGTCTGCGAGGAAAGGAGCGAACCGCCATGGACCTGATCGTCACCGACGCCACAGGCAAACCCGTGGCGAGCCACGCCTCATACACGCTCGACCTCGCGTTCGGCAGCGGGGAGAACGACTTCGACCTGCAGGTCGAAGACGCCGCGCTCAAGGCGGGAAGCCGCATCATGATCGACGGCACCGAGTACGGCGGCATCATCGACGACACGGATGTCGACGTGGACGGCGGCCTGTCCACCGTCACATGGCATGGCCGCGACTGGCATGGAGTGCTCGCCTCGAAGATCATCGAACCGGACAGGAACAACGATTACCTCACCCTGTCCGGCACGATTCCCGTCATCATGCGCACGCTCGTCAGCCGTGCGGGACTGCAAGGCCTGTTCGCCGTCACCGAAGAAAGCGCCGACCACAAGACCACCTGCCAGTTCGACCGGTACGTGGACCTGTACAGCGGTCTGGTCAAGATGCTCAGGGCAAGCGGACTCAAACTCCGGTTGCGTAATGACGGCGACAAGGTGGCCATGAGCGCCATGCCCGTCCGCACGATCGGCGACAGCATCGACTCGGACCTCATCGACTTCACCGCCAAACAGGCGGCGCACCCTATCAACCATCTCATCTGTCTGGGCAAGGGCGAACTCAAGGACCGTACCGTCATCCACTGGTACGCCGACGCGAACGGCACGTTCAGCCACACGCAGACACTCAAAGGGCTTGACGAACGCACCGCCACATACGAGTTGTCCAACGCCGAAGCCGACGAGCTCGAGGACAAGGGCAGGCAGAAATTCCAGGAACTTCGGAATGCCAGCACCATCGATGTGGACATTCCTGACGGCATCGACGCGGACGTTGGCGACCTGGTCACAGGTCGTGACAACAACACGGGCCTCGTCGTCACTGCCGAGATCTCCAAGAAGATCGTCAAGGTTTCGGGAGGCGTGCTCACCGTCACCTACGAATCCGGAGGTGCCAGCGCCGGCGGCAACAGCGGAGAATCCTCCATCGGGGATGGTGGCCACGCCTACTACGCTGGAGCCGGCCTCAAACTCGACGCCTGGACGTTCAGCGCCGACGTGACCAGAAACGACATCGACTCGCTCAACAACGCATTGTCGGGTAAACAGCCGAAAGGCGACTACATCACCGGCCTGAAAATCGGTTCGGTGGACACGCTCGCCCCCGGCGCACAGGCAAGCGCGTCGCTCACGGGCGCCGGCAGCGACAAAACCTTGAATTTGGGGCTTCCGAAAGGCGATCAGGGTCCGCAAGGGGAGAAGGGCGACAAGGGCGACGCAGGACCACAGGGGGCCACCGGAGCGACCGGACCCACCGGTCCTCGGGGAGAGAAAGGAGCGATCGGGGAGCGAGGGCCGCAAGGCGTCGCCGGTCCCGAAGGCCCGCAGGGACTGCAGGGGATACGCGGCGAGAAAGGCGATAAGGGTGATGCCGGCGCGATCGGCGCGGCGGGACCGCAAGGCCCGACGGGTTCCACAGGTCCGCAGGGTCCCACGGGTCCACAGGGAGCGACCGGCCCCCAGGGCAGACAAGGCATCCAAGGTTCCCAAGGCATCCAGGGCCCGCAAGGGGAGAAGGGTGACAAGGGCGACAGCGGCGTATCCGCCCCCTCGAACGGCTTCTTCACGCTCAGCATGGAAGGCGACGGCGACCTGTACGTGAACTATCCGGACAACACGAACCCACCCTCGTTCGTCTGGGACTCCGAGAGCGGGAACCTGTACGTGGACATCCCGGAAAGGTGACACATGGCGCGACTATTGATCGGCAACATCAAAGGCCCCAAAGGTGACAAGGGCGATACCGGGGCCACCGGCCCGCAAGGCAAGCAAGGAGCGCAGGGCGTTCAGGGAGCTAAAGGCGACGTCGGCCTTCCGGCGCTCGTGATGAAGAAATCCCTCGTCGGCGAATATCCGGTGGGATCCACTTTCACGGGGAACGTGAGCGAATGGTTGAACCGAACACCACTCGCCAACGAATATTCGACCGCATTGTCAGGTGGCGGAAAATACAGCATCGTCTGGCAGTGCGTTTCACAGTCCGGCAGCCTATTCACGGGAAAGACGATTTCCCGTCAATCCATCATCGGAACGCAAGGCCCTGCCGGACCGCAAGGTCCAAAAGGTGACGTCGGCCCACAAGGCGTGAAGGGCGATACCGGCGAGACCGGGCCTAAAGGAGCCACTGGAGCTGCCGGCCCTACCGGCCCGCAAGGTCCTGAAGGGCTGAAAGGTGACAAGGGTGATAAAGGCGATGTCGGACCCGCCGGAGAAGGAGGCCCTACCGGCCCGCAAGGTCCGAAAGGCGACACCGGCCCTGCCGGACCTACCGGAGCAACAGGCCCCACCGGGCCGCAAGGCAAGCAGGGAATACAAGGTGCGCAGGGACTGCAGGGCCCACAGGGACCGACAGGACCGCAGGGTGCCAGCGGCGTGACGGCGCCAACTTCCGGATTCTTCACACTGCAGGTCGACCCGAACGGAGACCTGTACGCCGTGTACGCGGATACGACCACCGCGTCGGCGGCTCCCGTCTCCTACGATCCGGCGACGGGCGACCTGTACTACATGATCAATGACGGAAAGTAAGGAGCGCATATGACGAAGATTCTGCTCGGCAACGTCAAAGGCCCCAAAGGCGACACCGGACCGCAAGGCAAGCAGGGAGTGCAAGGACCGCAGGGCCCTGCCGGCGCCACTGGCGCGACCGGGGCCACCGGAGCGAAAGGAGAGGCCGGCCAACGCGGCGAGACCGGGTTGCCTGCCTTGATCATCACACGCATACTATCCGGATACTGGACGTCCGCATGCTCGGATTTTGACTGGCGGGTACTCAGTTTCAACCGTGCCCCGGTCGTAGGCGAATACTTCTTCGCCATGACCAATGGCGGCAAGAACCTGATGTACGCGCAGATCACAGCCACCGGGAAAAACGTGACGTTCAAACCGGTTTCCAACACAAGCCTCGTCGGACCGAAGGGCGACAAGGGCGAGACGGGCATGAGCGCAAGCCAGGCGTTCATCGCCGCCCACCCGGTCGGCTCCCTCTACTGGACCACCGCCACAACAAATCCGGGAACCACCTACGGCGGCACTTGGAAGGAATGCAACACCATCCTTCCAGGACACATCTACCAGCGCACAGCCTGAAAGAGAAAGGAACATCAATGGCACGAACCACGAACATCACCAGATACACCTGCGACCGATGCCACGCCTCCGCATACCTCGCCGACGGTGACCCACGCACCTCCAGCGACTGGCACGACATCACACACACCACCGTCGACGGAGTCGCACAGGGCGCGCTCGTCTGTACCGCATGCTGGCAGACGTTCAAAGCGCTGGCAGCCACGCAGGACGCCGCCTACGCCGCATACCTCAACAACACAACAGATAGGAAGGAATGACCATGACCATGAATCTCATCACCGGCAAGGCCGGCGCTCCGCACATCACATCCAGCGACCAAGGAGCCATGCAGGCCGGACTGGTCGGAAACGGCAACTACCTGCTGCAAGGCAGCGACGGCAAATTCCCCGCCGTGACCATGCAGTCAGCAAACAAGGCGCTCGTCCCGGTCCTCAACCTTGCGATCGAAGGACGATACGCACGCGTCACCGCGGCGGAAACCGTCACCATCGAAAGCGGAGTCACAGGACAGAACCGCAACGACCTAATCTGCGTGAAATACACGCGAGACTCGAACAACATCGAAACGATCGCGCTCGCGGTGCTGAAGGGCACCGCCACCAGTGGCACGGCGGCTGACCCCACGGTACCGTCGGGTAGTATCCTGAACAATTCCGGCACCGTATGGATTCCGATCGCCCGTATCCCGATCAGTGGCATCACCGCTGGAACTCCTGTCATGCTTGTCAAGCAGTTGCCTCCGATGAGCCAGCTGTGGGATTCCGTAACCCTGTACCAGGATTCCAATTGGATCATCATGCGTAACGGCAGGATGATTTTGATCAAGTTCAGTGGGAAAATCGGTTCGGGCAGTTGGGATGCTGTTGAATGTCCGGCAAAGCTCGCGTCCTGGTATCGTCCCATCGTTGACTTGTCGACTGTCTGCCTTGTATCAAATGGGCAAACGGCGCGAAGCCTCACGGCCAGAGCTGATGGAACTATCCGAGTGGCGAACGTGGGAAACGTTGGCAGCAATCAGAGTTGCGTCGGCACGCTTTGTTTCCCAATCCCATGATTTCTAGCTTTCCGTAACCCTGTACAGCGCGAAAGGCTTCACGATCATCCGCACTGGAATGATGATGCTCATCAAATACGCCGGTTCCTTCGCGGGTGACAGTTGGAGCAGCGTGCAATGCGATTACATGCTGCCGGTCGAATTACGTCCGCCGATCGAGGTCAACGCGATGGTATGCGTGTCGAACGGGCAGGTGTCGAGAATGCTCGTCGTCAATCCCAACGGAACCATTCGATGTGCGAACATGGGAGCCACGGGCAGCAATCAGAGTTGCGTCGGCTCGCTCTGCTATCCGATCCCATGAGGATAGCTTTCCGTAACCCAGACTTTGATTAAATCACAGTATGGCACCGTGACCGGCGTGAAGTCTGGCAAGATCGCGCAGATTAGCATCAACTGGAAAAGCGCGAGCCCTGACTCGTGGGGCAGTGGACAGTTCGGTACAATTCCGGAGGGTTGGAGGCCTGCGGTCGTCACGCATGGCACGTGGTCGGGGCGTGATGGCGGCAGCCAGCGTGATTTCATTCTGGAAACGAATGGCAATTTCCGTTATGTCAATTGTGGCGCGGAGCAGAACAGCGGCACGTTCTCCGGGACGATGACCTACATTCTCGTCTGAATAGCTTTCCGTAACCCTGCCGTTTGGGAAAAGCAATGGCAACGGAGGAATCTATCCAATCGGGAAAATACCCAATCCGAATGCGATTAAGGCTTTGAATGGCAGAGCCATACTATCGTCTGGGACGACAGTGGCGATTCCATTCATTCACCCGTCATATCTGCAGCGGTCAGTCCAAGTATCGATCGCGCCGGACGGGACCGTCAACCTGCTCGTTGGTCCCGAGGTGGCTGTCACAGGCGGAATCGTGGAAATCCACTTTTAATAGCTTTCCGTAACCCTTTCCGTGCCGAACACGAACTGGAAAGTGGATTACCGCACCGCCTTGGTCGGCAGGATGCTTCTAGTCGCATTCCACGCCAATCGCCTCAACACCGATTGGAACGCGGCGAAAGAGTGGGAGGTGTCACAGATTCTCAAACTCCCAGCCGGTTTGGAGGCGGCGTTCGAGGTACATTGCGCCGCAATATCCAATTCGAGCATCGGATTGCATGGCGTCGAAGTGCAGGTGGCGCAGCACACCATCGCCTTGCGTTCCTCGGGAAAGATGACAGTAAGCGCAAACGGGGGATGGGTCGAAGGCTGTATCACGGTGCCACTTGTCTAGGAGAACGTCACTCCACTAGGAATCGGCATGGAAAAACGCTGTATCAGGATGTTCTCCCTGCCAATTCCGCCAAGTAACGTAATACTGCCATCTGGATTCCAATTCGCTTGCTTGTTGTAGTGCGGATCCGCAAGACTTGATCCAACACATCCCAGTCCAATTGTGGCCGATGGACGTATCCCTGACTGATGTAACCAGACCCTATAGTTCGAGACTTCGACGGTTGATTTGAAAGAGCTCAAATCGACATACAGCATGTTGCCCTTGACGGTAATCGTGTTGGATCCACCATATAGGGCGCCAACAAACGATCCTGTGTCCTGAAACTTAAAGGTAGCAGTGAGGGCTACGGAAAGCTATTGCAGTGCCATCCAACAGCCGTGCGCCGTGGAGTAAGCGGATTTCGGGTCGCCAAGCATCTGCACCTTCCCATCACGCATGACAAGCAGGCTGAAACCGCAGGACGGGAACGATATGATGCTCTGGTCGGCGAGCGGACGGAACGCTTCTGGGATGGTCTCATTCGCCGTCGAGTAGTTCTGCTGTCCACTGCCGTCGAACTTGACGTTGCCGTTGATCGTGACGATGCGTCCGACGCGACATAGAGTGAGTCTGCTGTTCGTGTATGGAGGTTTCCATGGCTGGGTTACGGAAAGCTACGCGGCTCCGATGATGAGTCTTTCCCATGCCCGCTGCAGACTTCTCAGCACGGACAAATCGGGGCGGAGATAGTAGCGGGCGGTTGTCTTGATGTCGCTGTGACCGAGTTGTCGTGCGACCACTGAGATATCGGCTCCCGCAGCGATTGCCAGAGTGCCGAAGGTGTGCCTGAGGTTCCTTGGCGGCACGCAGGGGAGTTTCATGCGTTGGCACCATGACGTGTAATGAGCTGCCACCTGGTTGGCGTTCAGATCGCCGACCAGCCTGCCGGTTCTGCCGTGGTGCAATTGCGCGAGCCTTTTGACCGCGAACCGTGGTAGTGCGACCGTCCGTCGGCTCTGGTCGGTCTTCGGGTCGGTGACCGTCTCATGTCCAGCGACCCATTGCACTGACCTTTTGACGGTCACGGTTCCCCGGCGTAAATCCAAGTCGGCCCATTCAATGCCGACGGACTCGCATCGGCGCAGTCCCGCGCAGACGGAGACCAACAACCAGGCTTCCAACGCGTGACCGTAGAAGCCTTTGAGCAGCCGTCTTACCTGTCTGGCGTCGAGCACGCGCGGCTCATACCGCCGCAGGTGCGGCAGTCTGATTTCACGACGTGTCACGTCATTGTCGGTGACTCCCTTGCGATAGGCGAGTCGGAGTATCGCCCGCAGAACGGCCCACGCCTTGCGCGCGGCGCCGGCCTGATTGAACGAGCCGAGCCACTCCTCGATGTCGTTCGCGGTGATCGACTCCATGTCGACGTCAGCCCATTTCGGCTGGATGTGGCAGCGGTAGGCCGACTCGTAGCCCACCCTCGTGCACTCGCGGAGCTTCCCGCAGGAGGGCCACCAGACCTCATCCACAAACGTTCCCAACAACATTTCAACCTCCAAAATCCCACACGTGGTTATCGCGGCTTCCAACGGTAGCCACGTGTGGGATTTTCCTTTCGGAAGGATTCCCAATGAGCCAGGAAACCATCGTCGCAATCGTTATCGCCATCATCGGCAGCGGAGGCAGCGGCGTGTTCGTCACCTGGATTCTGAGCAAAGTCGACCAACGTCACGATCCACTGCATGAGGGCGTCAGGGAACTGTTGTTCTGCAAACTCGAGGCTCTGCACCGTCAGATGGTCGATGCAGGTGGTGTTGCGAGCATTCCGTTGAAGCAAAGCGCGGAACGAATATATGCCGCTTACCACGGTCTGGGCGGCAATGGAACCGGAACCTCGATGATCCAAGACATACGTGACGCGCATATCGCGAACACAGATTGAAAGATTCAAAAGATTTCCACACCGTCCGTACAAGGCGGACGGTACGGACAAAGGAAAGGAGAGGAATTGAACATCCTCAACAAAGGCAAGCCGAAACACAAGCGCATGAATCCACGCCGACAATGGCGCAAGCTACTGACCGCGCTCGCGGTCGCCATATCCATGGCGGTCGCGCCGGCCGCGATGGCCGATATGAACGGATACGACATCTCGAACTGGCAGTGCGGCATCGACACCGCGACCGTGCCGGCAGATTTCGTCATCGTCGGCACCACATGGGGATCCGGCGGCGTGTACGGTGGTTGCCTGTCCAACGGCGTCAACACCGACGCGAACCGACAACTCGCCGGAGCCATCAACAGTGGTAAGGAGACCGGCGTCTACCATTACGCGCGCGGAGGCAACCCGGAGACCGAAGCCCGGTTCTTCGTTGACAATGTGCGCGGATACGTGCACAAGAGCGTGCTGATCCTCGACTGGGAGGCGCAGGACAACGCCGCCTGGGGCGACAAGCAGTGGCCACGCAGGTGGGCCCGCGAGGTCAAGCGACTGACGGGCGTGAACCCCATCATCTACACGATGGACTCCGGCTACTGGCAGGTCGCCGGCATGGAGACGGAGCTGAACTGCGGCATCTGGATCGCACAGTACGCGACGAACCTCGTCACCGGCTACCAGACCGCCCCGTGGAACATCGGAGCGCGCGGCGAGGTGATGAGGCAGTACACGTCCAACGGCAGTCTCAGCGGCTGGTCAGGACGCCTCGACCTGAACAAGTTCCGCGGCGACCGCGCGGCATGGCGCAAGTACGCGAACCCTGACGACAAGGGCGCGGCGGATCTGCCGAGTGTCAAGCCGAAACCTCAGCCCACGACCGCTCCGGCGGTCGACCTGAATGCTTTGGCCACGCGCACCATCCGCGGCGACTTCGGCAACGATCCCGCACGACGACAGGCGCTCGGATCCAACTATGCGGCGGTCATGGCCATCGTCAACCGGCGACTGTCCGGCAGCGGCGTCACGACGCCATCTGGCAATACCGGCTACTGCGTCGTGGTCAGCTCCGGCGACACCATGAGCGCGATCGCCAGCCGTACCGGCCGCACGCCGGCCAGCGCGTGGAGCGTGCCCAGCGGCAACATCAACCGCATCTGGCCAGGTCAGCAAGTCTGCTACGGCGGGTCCACCGCCTCTAGTGTCGGTGCCCATGTCGTAACTACCTCGCACGTGGTCACCGCAGGCGAGAGCCTGTGGGTCATCTACGGCCCGTCGGGATGGCAGGCGGCCGCGCAACGCAACGGCCTCAGCTACCCCTACGTCATCCACCCCGGCCAGGTGCTCCGCTGATAAAACACTCCCGCAACGTAAACGTTGCGGGAGTCATATCTACAACACTTGGAAAGGATCAAGATGGACATCTCCAACGCAACGGCGCTCGCATCCGCGATCGTCGCACTCGTCGCACCGGCATTGGTGCAGGCGTTCAAGAAATACATCCCAGGCGATTACGTCGGACTGGTAAGCCTTGGCTCATCCATCATCCTCGGCGTCATCGCCGTCGGCGCTACCGGAGGCTTCAACCACGCGACATGGGGAGTGACGCTCGCCGCAGTGGTGGGCGTCTCGCAGGCCGTGTACGTGCTGGTCAATCAGGCATTCGGCGGCAAGCTCAGCAAGGATCGGATCTCTGACTAAGAGTCCATATATAGCCATATAGCCCCTTCCGTGGTATTCGCTCCATGGAAGGGGCTTTTTCTTCATTCCGCATACAAACCGCATACAAAGACCGTCACGTTGCGTTCCATACAGTCATAACCAGTCACAACTTGCAGGATGGCAAAAGCGTTGAAATACCAACGTTTCCTAATCTCCAAACATTCTGGCAAACCAAACCTAAAAACCACCAGATATAACAGAATGTCGCAGGTTCAAATCCTGTCAGCCCGACAACGAAAGTAATGTCCTCCGCAATCGGATAGATTGCGGAGGACATTTAGTTATATACGCGATCGCATCAGTCCTGAATGACGGTGCCGACAATGCCGGAGACGATGGCCA